ACCATTCAGGCATTTGCTCCAATTGTTGAAATCCGTTACGTACAAGGTCTTCCATTCCCGGTATAAAAGCTAAAATAAGTGGTATGCTAAATAAGATGGTGAGCCATTCGTCTTTCCACGATGTCTGGCTACCCTTCGCCATCTCCAAGTCCCAGTCAATTTCGCCAGTAGCTTTCTTCTGCATAACTATGGCTTCGGCTTGTGCCTTTGCTACTTTAGTAGCTGACTGGGCTTTCTTCTCTTCTACTTTGCCGGACATCCATGTGCCAGCAAGGTCTGCTATTGGTCCAATCAGGGCTGTTAGCATTTCCATCGTCTCCTTGCTTGGCGCAAACGACTGTTAGGATTTCTTGCAGCTTTCGGAAACTTCTTCATCTGTCCGGCTGATCTTGCACAGAAAGATTTACGTCGTTTTGCGTCTTTGCTTCCGGGCTTTACTTTGCCTGTTACGGCAGTCTTCAATTCACTGCCGGGGTTCTTGCGACGATACGCAGCAACCCCAGCCTTAGTCATACCAGCCCCTGCTTTCGTTGGACGAAAGTTTTTTCTATTACGGGCTGGCATCTTGTCGGCTTTACGGTTCATTAGCGTTTAGCCTTACCGCCACGAGCCATACCCTTAGACTTCTTCATCATCTTACCGCCACGAGCCATACCCTTTGACTTCTTCATCATAGTCTTGCCACCTCGTGCCATACCCTTTGACTTTTTCATCATAGTCTTGCCACCACGAGCCATACCTTTGGCTTTCATCTTACCGCCTCGTGCCATTCCTTTGGCTTTCTTGACTTTGCCGCCAGCTTTTTTACCAACTCGTTTAATTCCAGAAGCTGGAACTACTCTAAAAGTACCGTCTGGTAATCTTATCTTTCCACTATTAACAATTTTACCGTCTCTTACTGTGAGAATAGTTCTTTCGCCTTTTTCCTTCTTTAATGCCATTTTACTTCTCCGCGTAAAGATTGTCGAATACCCGTGCTGTATCCTCTACATAGTTCGGGTCTTGTTTAGAATGATGGACCCACTGACTAGGAGTGAAATCCGGTGGGCCATCGCCCGTTACAAACCAAGCAGGGTTCGTTACCCTTACTCTATTGTTTGGCAGTGCAACCATGTTGCCTGTCCACTCACCAGCATCCATCAATTCTAGCACGTGGCTTTGTTTGTGCTGGGCTGGATCGTCTGCTACTTCAGTATCGGTGTAGTCGATTGTGAAGTAATATTTCGCTGGATAAAATTCTCCGTCTATCTTTGCCAACCACGGACAGGGGGTTGCTCTGTTCAAAACAAACACCGAATGATGGTGTGATTGGCAGTCCCACGGCTGGGCAAGATAGGTGGGTATCGGTTCGGGCCACTCTTCTAATGGTGTGTCACCGACTAAGGCTGTCAAGGGCATCCTTGCCCACATCGCCCCACCATGTACGTTGTTCTCTTCGTCTTCACACCCAGTGAATATGACCTGAAAGGACAGGGTTTTCATCGGTAGTGTGGTGACCGCTATTACCATTGCGTGGAGAAACTCTCCTTGATAACGGTCAAAGTTCGTGGTATATTCTCTACGTACCCAAGCTTTGAAATAGGGTATGTTACTTGTGATATAATTCATAGGGCATCTCCTTTGATGCCATTATGCCTTATACTTTGCCTTTCGTCCACTACTTCTTTTTCTTCCTGAAGCAGTGACGGACCAGTTTACTCTACCCGGTCCTGTCTTTTTAGCTGCTTCTTTTTTGCTTATACGTCCGGCAACTTTAGCAGGTCTACAAGCAGGGTATGGGCGTGAACCTTTTTCTTTACCAGAGCGACCACATTTCTTGCCAGTCTTTACATCCCGCCAATCTTCTTTGAACCATTTTGTAAGACCGCCCTGTGGTTTGCCCATCAGTAAGTGCCACCCCGTTTCTTGTATGTTCTGACTAACCAAGCGTTTGCGTATGCGCTTGGATACACCTTGAATTTACGTTTAGCCTCTGCCTTGACCCGTGAATATAGCGCAGGGTTTTTTGGCTTTGGGCTTCCAGAACTTTTCTTTTTAGTTTTAACTGCCATCACTTACCCCAATGTTTAGCTAGATAGTTTTGTACAAGAGTAGATTTCAATGCCATAGACTCGTCTTTTTCTTTTACAAACTTGGCGTTTATCTCAAATAGGTTTTTAAGAATGTAACTCTGTTCGTAAGATACGTTGCTAGACATCCAACCTATGATTGCTTTTCGTGTTCCTTTAGTTATTGGCTTTACACCGTGGGCGTAGATAATAGGAAATACAAGTAACTGTCCTTTTCCTACAGTGTAACTTATTTCACCAATCTCATTCTCTAATACAAACTCTCCACCCTCGTAGTCGTCTGTAAGACCTAGTGAGAAACCGTAGTCAAAGTATACGTTGCTACTCTTAGGTGAAGCACGAAACAAGTCGATATGCTTGTTGTAAAATCCGTCCTTCTTATACTCATTATAAAAGTTCACTGATATTTTATTTGGACAGATTACAGAGTCTACATAAATATTGTTGTACAGTCTTGTTGTTATGAGTTGCCTGACTTCTGGTGTCATGTCTGGCGATTCTGTGTTCTGTTTTAATTTTTCACCATCGTTTCTGGGTTGTGTCTTTGCCCCGTCCTCTTTGGTTCCCCAATTATCTAAACAGTATTGTACTTCGTTTTCTTGTAAAAGTTGTAATAACATGGTATATCTCCCGGCAATGTTAGCTGCTTATATCATACTTTCGCCGGGTTGTAAAGGGGGCAAGTTGCCCTGCCCCCAATAGTATTATGTTCCAGTAGAAACTGTAGCAGATTCTACAGGGTTCTTGGAAATATCCGCAAGAACTACGTGAATACGGAAACGTGCAGCAGATTCACCAGTAGAGCCACCATCAAGGATGAGAGCGTCAATAGTGTCTGCAGAAGTCAGGATACGGGCGTTAGAGCCTGATGCACCTGTCGCAGCCTCTAGGAATGGAGTAAATCCAGCAGCAAGAGCAGAACCGTCAATAAAACAGTCTACATCACCACCAGTAAAACCCACGTCCAGAGTAATCTGTCCGTTACCACGTGCTTCCAAAACTTCCAAAGCACCAGCAACAATCATGGTATCTGCAGGAACGTCGATCAACTGAACAACGTCACCCCCTGTACCACCATCAGCGGTGTCGTGGACTTGAGAAGTCATCACGTAAGGTCGTGCAACGTTGGACGGATGTCCAGCAGTTCCACCATTAGGAGTTCTATCAATAGTAGCCATTAGTCAGCCCCCCTTACGCAAAGTCTACAACGCCGCGAACGATTGCTTCTTGGCGAAGTACTTTTTGCCCAAAAACATGTAGTCCACGAATAACGTCGGAGAACGATTCGGTTGAACGAACCACTTCTGTCTTCGCAATGTGCGAAGCAGTAGAGGTGGATGACATATGTCCTGCAAGAACAATGTTCTCTGAACCATCAGTTGCGAGGGTTGCAGTACCATCTGTCAAAGTAACTTGGTCTGTGCCGCCTGTGCTGTTAAGCGCAGTTGACTTGTAGCAACGGAAGCCAGCAAGTGTGCCGACAGTTGCAAGACCATTGCGAAGTGGTGAAGTAGCGTCGCCGCTAACCTGTACTTCAGCAATTTTATTCCCGGCTTGGAAACACTTCTCGTAGAAAATCGGAGGTGCAACAAACCAGCGGTTCTCTTCTGGCACTGACTCATCGTCAAGGAGACGGGCCATTGCAAGCATCAGGTTGATGCCGTTGTCGTCTGTCTCAATGTTGATGGGTGCGTTTGCAGTACCAAGAGTACCAGCAGCAGCAGTAGTGGTCAGAGTTGTGCCAGATACAGCAGAAGCTGCAATACCAGCACCGTCAGACATAGCCTGAAGAACAGTCTTGTCGTACTTACGCTTCAATGCAAATGCACCTGAAGAGGTGGCAAGTGCCTCAAAGTTTACGTGCGAGTGACGCTCTTCGATGTCGTCGATTTTGAAAGCAAACGCATTGGCTTGATCGACGGTCATTGTGATCTGATCGTCAGCCAAGTCTTGTGGGTTTACTACAGAGCCACGAGTATACGAGGCAACTGTTACGGTAGGTTCTTTTATGATACGTACCGTATCGCCAAAGTTTTCAATTTCGCCAGCGTAGTCAGTGTTCGTGATGTCTTCAACAACCGAAGCGCGACGAAAGAACTTGAGAACTTTTTGGCTAAAGATTTCCGGTGCAAAATTACCGGAAGGCAGGTTTCCATAACCTGCAGCAGTACCGAAAGCCATTTTTCAGTCCTTCCTTTTTGAGGTTTAAGAGTTTAAGTCTATTCGCCCTTCTGTCCGTGCTTGATCAAGTTCTGCTTCAAACTTTTCAAACTCCCACGGTTTCATCTTGGCGATTTGTGAAGCTTTCCAGATTTTGCCTTCTTTGTCTTTTGTAGAGACTTCTTTGGCTTGTTGACGGGTAACAGCGGCTGCTGCATCCTCATTCTTTTTTGATCTGGTCTGCTTCTTTGTGCCGATATTGCTATCAGCTTTGTAGAGGTCTATGACCCGTGCCGCCCACTTCGCATCAGTATTGTTTTTGTAAATACCATCCGAAATGGATGTAGGCTGTTCTTCCAGCCACGAAAGAAACTTTTCTTCGGACTTTAATTCATTGAAATCAGGGTGTGCGTTAAGCAACTGCTCGTAAGCGTTCTGCTTTTCTAGCTCCTGTTCTCTTTGTTTTATAGTCCCCAGTTCTTCTCGTAGTTGAGAGAGTTGAGATTCAGTCTGCATCGTTGAAACAGTCTGTACCACTTCAAAGACTTCGGGGTACTGATCTTTAAACTGTGCCAGTTCTTCCATCGTCTTGGGCATTGGTACGCCCTGTGGTAGTTCCACGTTGCGCTGGTTGACTGCAGATTTAAGTTCTTCTATTTCGCCCTTAAATTCTAGTACCTTTGCATCGTAGTGACGTTTCAAGTCGTCATACCGTTTCTTGTAGTCGTGGTCTTCGTTAGGCTCCTTCTTAGCCTCTACGAAACTACTTCCCATTTGTTCTTGCTGAGTAGCCGCTTCTTCTACGGGGTCAGCTTCTTGGGTTTCCACGTTTGTCTCTTCGTCGTCCTCTTTGTAAACTTCTTCTCTGTACTTTCCTTTGTAAAGAGCGTCGTTATTGATTGTTCCGAAAGAGTCATTTACTTTATTGGCACGGTGGCCTCTTGCTTTTGCCATTTTATTTACCTCACTTGCGGGGCCACATGGCTGTGGGTAGCCGCGTCGGTTGTGTCAGGGCCGCATTGCGGGTAGCTGACG